CGAACAAGGTCGGGCGTGCCATCATAGAGAAGGTCCAGTTCCAGATAGGAAGTCAGGAGATACAGTCTCTGGATGACCTGTGGTACATTATGAATGACGAAGTTTTTAGAACCCAGGATGAGAAGGATTCATTGAAATATCTCATCAACGGTGGCGTTGACTATCTTCCCACAAGTGCTAAGAATTTCGGGCCAATCGAGTTGTACATCCCCCTGGACCTGTTCTTCTGCAGGACCCAGAAGACGACCGCAACACACGTGGACCACACGCGAGTGTATGACCAACGGAAGTCAACCAACCCCTACCTGCCACTGTGTGCCCTCCACGGGCAGGACATTACGGTGAGTATAACATTTAGCCAGCAACAGTACTTTTCAAACACGTCAAGTGCCATAGACTTGAGTTATCTCGACACATTCCTGATCACGGAAGAGATCATGATTTCCCCGGAGGAACGCCGCTATCTCATGGAGACACCGCAGACGTGCTTGATTCAGAATGTCCAGAAGCTACCGGAACAGGTTTTCGAGTTTGTCGATTCGGAGCAGCGTTACGAAGGCATAGTATCCAGTTTCCCCTTAAAGACGCTCCACTGGCTGTTTAGAAGTACGCAGTTTGAGGACCCTACGTCCTCCGCGCAGTTCCTGCATCGCTACAATTTCAGTACAATTCTCTCCACCAACGAGCAGAACAGGTTGTATTTCGAAATCATGAAACGCGCAGACTTCTTCATAGATGGTGTCCCCCAGATAGAGAGATTTGGAAATTCTGATTTTTATAAATATTATCAGAGTTTAAATAGCTCCATTACATCCACCAGTAAAAATATTTATAGTTATTCGTTTGCGTTAGAGCCAGGCAAGGCCGACCCTACGGGGTCAGTCAACTTTGCTAACTCTTCGTCAAATAAGACATTCCTTTCCTTCCTCCTTGAAAGGAAGGCATCAAGTACTGCCTTTGAGTCTGTCGATACGGATAAAGGTGTGAGCATACACGCTTATGCGAATGGGTATCAGGTGTTAAAAATAGCAGATAATATTGCTACTCTTGAGTTTTTGTAAAAATAGATGACTTATTATTCTTGATATATTCAATGATATCATTCTCGATGCACCACTTAATGAAATTAAGTTGGGCGACAGTCGTGGTAATATCATTGAACTCAATGCGGTCCGTCCGGCAGAACGGGTCAAAGAGCTTCTTGCTGTAGCCGTCCAGGCTACTCTTATATGACATGTGGACAGTAAACGCCTTACCGTCCCTGGTATTGTACGATAGCTTCTTATTCTTACAATGATTGGTTACAAACCATTCGATGTTTCGGAGAGAAACACCGTCTTTCTTATTGAGCACAGAGAGTAGTGTAGCGGCATTCTCGTTGCGGTTATAAAAGGTGGTAAGACTCGTCAGTAGAGTGGTCTCCTTACTCATTTATATTAACAGGCGTTCAACCTCTAAGTAAATATATTGCGCCCGTCGATATTCTGTACTTTAGGTCTGCGCATCTTTAGCCTGCGGTCCAACTCCTCTTCCTCCTTCTTATGCTGCTTCTGGTGGTGGCCACAGAAACCGTTACTCCTGCACTTCATACGACATGGCATACCTGTACTCGGATAGGTCCCCCTGCAGCGCCCGGTCGTAAACAAACTCGGGTTCACAATGGGAGAACTCTTCACAATGTCCCTGTAGGTGTGCGCGGACAGGTTATTTGCCGTCTGGTACGCCATAGCACCTTTCAACACCTGTGATTGGTACCACCGGTCCATCCATGCGTTTGCATAAGCCTGAGCGTCTTCCTTTGGTATATTGAAAAAACTTTCAATCGGTGGGAGATTCATTCTTCATATAATTATTTCGTCTCATGTCCTTAACTTTGCGAAAATATCACTAATCTTGCGACAATCCTTGGCAATATCCTTCTTTTTGGACTTTTTGGGTGGCATCATACACGTAAATATGTCAGCACCCTTGACCAGGGGGTCAAGCAGATCTTCAATTGGTTTCTTCAACTGGTTCGTGAAGTAATACTGGAAATCAAGCTCAACGGAAGGTGTCACCTTAACATATTCAGGATCCTCGGCCTTGTCAAACATCTTAGCCTGTGGGTTATCCGTCTTAACAAGCACAAACGGAACCCTATCACCCGGATGCGGGTGGGAACCAGGTGAGCGCTCGTTTATCTTCTCCAGCACCCGGATATGTGGCTGTGCAGGAATATACTGCTTTTCGCCATTCACCATCTTACTGTATTCCCAGTCATTGATGGGACCCACGGGAATCTTATCCTTAATTTCCTGTGGTGGACGCATATCCATCATAGTCTTCGGGGTAGCATTCGGCGGCACAAACGTATTCTGGGAAAGACGCACCTTGTACCGGTCGGCAAGCGACTTAGACATAATCAGTTTCTCCATGGGGACTTCGCCGTCAACCAATTGCTGAGCCCGGTCCTTTGCGCGGATGATGGCAGGCTTGGGGTCATTCGACTCCAGGATAAGGTCCAATACCTCCTTGCAGACCTCGCGGGTGTAGGGAGTGTTATCACGCCGCACCAACTGCAGACCCTTGACATCAATCTTCTCCATCTCCATCGCACCCTGACGATTACGGGTCCACATCTTTGCCGCATACCGCTTCTTGGAATACAGAATATACGGACAATACACTTTCTCAAGTTCCAGGTCATTGGGCTTCTTGAAAAGACCGTTACACAATTCCGCAGCCTTCTCACCAATCTGCCAGCTATGCTCAATCGCCTCGTCAGTAGTCATACCCTTGCAGTCAAACTGAATCATGACGGAATCCGTATCTCCATACCGTACAACGGCACCCGGGAAGTTGTCCTCAACACACTCCTTAGTCATACTAATCATGTTTCTGCCCTGGCACGTGGTGCTCGCGGCAATAGGAACACAAGGCAGAATACCCTTACGGGCTCCGGTGAAACCGTAAATACTATTCATTGATATCTTATATGCCAACTGCTGACCGTTATACACTTCCTCCATATGCGTACCACGATGCTCAGCCATCAATTTCTTAGCCTTCTTACGGAACTCTTTCAGTTCCTGCAGAATCACGGGTAACAAGGAGGGCACGTCCTGTGCAAACCGGTGGACGGTCTCCTTCCCGTCCTGGTTTTTGATGGTGAAATCCTCATAGGTGACACCAGGGATATTGTTATACCGTGGTTCCATCACCAGCGAAGAATAACACATGTTGTGTGCCACCATAATACTCGGATACAGGGACGCGAAATCCAGGGCCGTGATGGGCTCATAGTATGCTCCGATGTGAGCCTCAAGGACCGTAGCACCCTCGTACTTCTCATCCGGGTCGGCCATCATTCTGATCTCATCTTTAGACTTTTCAGGATGCTCCTTCGCGAGTCTATTCATCAGTGCATAGTCAATCTTCTTCTGGATGGTTGGGACAAGAAACCCCAGGTCTCTGGCCTTTCGCATAATCTGGCTGTACACCTTAATCTGCTGACCGCGCTCAGACAGATAACTCAGTGGAACCCAGGTGGCTTTGGCCATCTCCAGAAGATTTGTGAATATGCACAACTTGTCAATCAACCTGTGGGGTAGAAGGGTATCCTTCAAACAGTACTCTGCCACCTCCCCGAGTTCCTTGGGGTCACCACGAGCGAATCGCGCAAACATCTCCTTAGCAGGCATGTCAATCTTCTGATCACCGAGGAAGGTCTTCGAGACATTGTTCAGTGAATACGAGTCAAGCTTCTTCTCACGCTTGATTTCGTGGAACAAATCGAAGATGTACCGGCCGTTCATGGGAAGTAGGGTGAGCGTGTTGTCGCCAAGGGCGCCACTCGATAACCTCTTCTCCATCAATGAACAATTCTCAGTGCGCAGACGACCAAGCTGATAGAACTTGTACGAGCACCGGACATCTGGGTGTGCAGCCCTAGTATAGATGTACTTCAAATCAAACCCAAAGATGTTATACCCCGTCAATGCGTCCGGGTCAACTTCACGGACATGCTCGGCAAATGCCTCCAGCATCTCCCGCTCCGTATCAAATGAAATTATATCATCACCACCTTCGGTCTGCTTGTAACAAAAACACTTCTTACTGATAATTTCATCCGACCCGTGGCATCTGGTCGTGCATGCAACCTGGAACATTTCATCCTTGGCAATATTGGGGTCGGGAAACTTACCGGTACTGCTGGTACACTCAATATCAAAGGACATTATCTTCAGCGGCGCAATATCATCCCTGTCAACGGGCACAATTGTCTTCCAATCATCGACCGCAATATCAATATCACAACGACTCACGTTGTTGGGATTGCCAACAGCCTTCATCCATCCAGTAGATTTGATATTGGTCCGGTGCATCAAACGAAGAAATGGTTCAATGTTGGCCTCGTAAATCTTGAGATTAGCCCGTTTCAGGGCGTATGAACAGTTCTTCATATCCTTGAGTGTATTGAAGTTGAACTTCAGAAAATAAAACTCCTTGTTATTCTGGAAACCCCACAAATCCTTCTTCTTCATGAGTTGTATTTTGGTCGCCAACCCACCATGTTCCTCCTTAATCCTTCCTTTTTGTGAGATATCATCAAGTTTCACAAAAAAGTAGGGGTCGAATGGGGTCGTCAGGCATACTGACTTGCCATCCTCGGTTCTGCCAAAAATATGCACGTTATACTGTTCTTCACCATCACGTGCCTCCCACGCAACTGCTTGGAAAGTTGTAGCCATTATTCTTATTATTTATATGTTTGAAATGTTTAATTATTCTTCTCCTCGTCAGAGGCAATATCTGCCCATCTGTCAGATGTAGTCACACCAGTGGAACCAAAACCACAGTCACCCCGTGCGGTATTGGCAACACTGTCAACCTCGGTAACGTCAGGGGTCAGACACTGCTCAAGAATAAGCTGAGCGATTCTATACCCCGGCTTAACCGTGTACTTCCGACGGTCGTGGTTGAAAAGAACAACCTTGACCTCGCCTGTATAGTCAGGGTCAACTACACCAGCGCCGACCTGTAGACCGAACTTTACAGCAAGACCCGACCGTGGTGCAATGCGAGCGTAACAACCCCCAGGTATGGAGAGGGACAGTCCGGTTCTGATGACATGCCGTCGGCCGGGGAGGATGGTACACTCTTCGTCCGCGCACAGGTCGTAACCAGCCGCATTCGCAGAGCCACGCGTAGGTAAAATCGCAGTGTTACTAAGACGCTTAACACACAGAGACATTCTGTATAGATATCATCGCAACCCTTTATACGTGTAAATATCTCGAAGATATGATATTGCAGTTTTTTCAGATGAAAACCACTTGAATGGGTTATTCTGTCCGCCAGCGATAACACTCCCATGTATTGTAGTTATACCCGCACCATATTTCGACCAAAACGAATGGTCAACTTCCTCCATTTTTATCATCTTCAGGACAGTCGATGCCTCTACTATATTGGCAAATGCGATACCGTAAAAGGTTACAATACCGGTATCCACATTCAACTTGCCCATATGGTCAAGGAATGATGCTGGGTGGCTTGTAACGATAGTCATCAAGTGGCAACCTCTTAATAATAGATGGGATTTTTGTTTTTATGTAAAATAACACAAGGCATACTGCATCGGCAATATCATGCTTTCGCTCAACGGTCTGGAAATCATATATATGTCCAATATATTCCGTGGCCACACCAACGGTCTTTTCCTTGCGCTGTTCATAATCATAATGAGAAATGTGAAAATGCTTGTGCATAGAGTTTGGGGAAATAAGTATAGTCTTATTCCTGAACGCACTCATCAAGAGTGCCTCTATGTCTTTCAGACCCATGGGCGGCTGGCGCTCTATGAGTATCTTGTCTGCCTCGTCAAACATCGACTGGTACTCCTGTATGAAATGCGCCACACGGTCACATGTCTCATTTGTATGTGGAATCTTACACTCCATGGGTTCTATTCTATGATGAATAATATGTGCAATATTCTTCTTGAACGCATGGGTAAACGTGGGTTTGTTCTCATCATCAAGAACACATCGTGTGATACCCATGTTCACATGACCTACATCAATCCCAATTAATATCATAAATATTTAAGAAATTATAACTTTATACTTATTTCGAAAAATTCTACTATTTAAAAATTCAGCAGCTTCCTCCATGGATTTACATTGATACAATAACCACCTTGACCAAAACCACTCCATGTGCATACCCGTCACGCCCCACCGTTCCTCGGTACTTGTCATAAAAGATGACCCTATGCCCCCATGGCGTCTCAGATAGTTGACACGACGCACTTCATCCTTGTGTGTCGTATAATCATCGATAAATTTATAACCAAATTTAACTTTCTTATTACCTGGCAAATATACCTGCCACTTCTTATGCACATCGGAAGCAGGAGATATTCGTATTTCGAGGTTCATCTTATGTATATAATGAATAAATTGTTTAATATATTATACCCTGTCTTCCCAAGATGATAAAGCACACCCATCAGCAAAGTTCAATTTCTCTGCATTTAAGGAAAAATCACACGGGCGCAGGATGCTCCAGTCCGTGCCACTGTCCAGCACGCCGCACTGCGCATAGATATACCCCACCAACGCGCTGCACCAGAACCTGTCTGTTTTCTGAGCGTGGGGGTCGTGCTGTATGAGGGCCTCCACCCAGTCAAGGGGCACGATGTCATATGGCTTGCCATACACTACGTCATGCACCTTCTTGAGATTCTCCTGCGAGAAGTGCGATTTGTCGCAGTGCATGGCGCGACGGAGCGCAACACCCTTGCCCTTGTACGACTTCAGTATCTCGTCCAGGGGTGTAATCTGCACCCCCAACTTAATCTTCCCATCCTGTGGATCCGGTAACCCCTCCCAACTGGATTCCCACACATACGTCCCCTTCAGGTGCGGATGCAGGAACGTAGGGTCTTTCAACACCATCGCAACATGGGTGTAGTTGCTGTGGGTCCCCCACTTCACAAGCGACGACAACCAATTTCCCGTTCCGTTGAAAAGCAGCAGATCCCCAGTCTTCATACAATGTGGTTAGAATTAAATATGCTCTGTGGGTAAGTTCTTACATATATTAGGGTTATTATCTCTGTCATAATACATGTACCATACTTGAATTGGATACTGCGGCGTCGATGAACTAGCGCGTAAGATGGCGTCTCGCAGGGGAGGAAGGCGTTCGTCCAGTGACGACTTATGAGTTCTGCTGCGGTCGGGGTTCCACATAATAACCACGAGGGATTTCCCTCCCGTCTCATCGAATATATCGGATATTCGTTTCTCCTCGCAACTGTATGCCTTCCCCGAATGCTGGTTCTCCTGGCACTCAACTTGTATCCACACGTCTGTACCGGCATAGAGCGCGTCGGGTCTGTATGAAGTACATGCCTCTCCACCTATGCGCCGGTCGAGTCGTTGGAGCCAGGGCAGGACGTCGGCCAGGGCGGGGTCCTTCAGTAGAAACTGCCGCATACGCAATTCCTTGCGCGTCTTACACCCGGTGATTTTTTTGAAACATTTCCTACATACCTCCATTGAACCGTGTTCGGTAACCACTTCGATAACAACCCCACACGCTCCCACACAACACTCACAAACAAACTCCCCAACGTCATGTACACTTGCCATGTGCGCCCTGAAGTTGACCGCTTGCTTGAACTTATCATCACATTCTGGGTCGGTGCACGGGTGCCAGATGACCCCAACGTCATGTTTATCTGACATGTGCTGCTTGAGGTGGCCCGCTCGCTTGAACTTATCATTACATCCTGGATGGATGCACGGGTACCAGATGACATCAACGTCATGTTTAGCTGACATGTGCACCTTGAGGGTGCCCGGTTGCTTGAACTTATCATTACATCCTGGATGGGTGCACGGGTGCCAGATGACATCAACGTCATGTTTATTTGACATGTGCGTATTGAGGTGGCTCGCTCGCTTGAACTTATCATTACATCCTGGGTGGGTGCACGGGTACCAGATGACATCAACGTTATGTTTAGCTGCCATGTGCTTCTTGAGGTTGCCCGCTTCCTTGAACTTATCATTACATCCTGGATGGGTGCACGGGCGCCAGATGACCCCGACGTCATGTTTATTTGCCATGTGCACCTTGAGGTTGCCCGGTTGCTTGAACGTCTTATCACACCCTGGATGGGTGCACGGGTGCCAGATGACATCAACGTCATGTTTATTTGCCATGTGCTGCTTGAGGCCGCTCGCTTGCTCGAACGTCTTATCGCACAGGGTACACGGGTGCACCTTGGGTCTCCTCGGTGGCCGAGACGCCATTTTAGATAATATGATTTTAAATAACCTTAGTTATATTTATACAAATGTCAATAATTAGTCATCCGGGAACTCTCTCTGCCTATGGGTACCGAGATGTTCGTGGCAAGAGCGAACTTGCCCGCCACAGGGCACTCCTCCGCGCGGTAAGGGGCTTGGTCGCGGAAAAGAAAATCACCTTCAGGGAGGCGGCCCTCAAGGTATTTCGCAAACTCAATGCGGTTATGATACTTAACCCATCCATGTCTGCCATATTCAGGGCGGACAGGGACTGGCTGGGGGGTAAAATTGTATAAACATATCTTACGTGAAGTTTTAGTGTAAGATAAGTATATCCATCCACCAACCATGCCGCAGAGGGAAGTGACTAGCCTCTCGGTTAAGGAACTCGATAGGCGCACCAGCAACAATGACGGTGACGTTGAAGAGACGGACGTCATCGTGATTGCATCTGAATTCCAGCGAGGCGACGAGGAGACGGGGGTTTGGAAAAAGAAAAACAAACAGGATTTGATTGCCTCGATTGAGAATAACTACTCTACTGGGATTTTGTCTCTTGTGAAGCCCAGTGCAACCCAAGCCCGTCGGGAGGGACAAACCCTATCATATTACGTTCTGGATGGTGGTAACAGATTGCGCGCGATTCGGGATTTTCGTAATGGCTCATGGCCTACTCAGGACGGAACATATTACAAAGACATGAACCCAACCCGTCAGGCGGAATTTGATAACTCAGTCCTCCCCGTGGAGAAGATTGGTCTGCTTTTAGCTGACCCTAAGGACACCATCGCAAAAATGTTTAAAGCTCTGAATACCACTGCTGTATGCCTTTCGCCAGGGGAACTTATCAAGGCACATGGGTGGCTGAAGAATAAGAACTTCATCGAAATGTCGAAGTTTTTCATAGGCGATATATGGGAAACTAAATTCAGTAATGATAGTCTGGGCAGTGCGTCTGTCCGGTGGAAGGCATTGTTTGGCGGCAGAAAGCATGCAATCACAGAAACAGACAGATGTCTTGCCATGGCAACGATATGTGCTTTCTTTGTTTCTGCGCACACGGGGAAGTTTTCTTTGTTTGATAAAAATTATGACAAGCTTAGCCCCTATCTGGATACTGTCCTAGATATTGCTGACATAACGCACATCACGGAAAAAATTAATACTTTTCTTGGTATCATGGAAGTGATATATTCGCCCCTGATTTTCTCTATTTCTAAAGGTATTCCTTGCAAGAAACACATTAATGCTATCTGGAAAAAGATTTGCGAAGGTGCAATGGACAGTGCGATGTCTGAAAAAATGAAGACTTTTTACACGGCTATTGCGGAAGACACGGCGGCTAGGGATAGATATAAGCAAGTTATGAGCAAGAACGGTGATAACCACGCCACATCCAGTAAGATAGCTGACGTCCTTTCCATGATTAAAACATGGCCAGCAAAATTAGAATAGTAAATATGAATTTTTATTCACAGCATCCTTCCTCGTCCATCAGCATAATAATATAATAATAAATGAAATATAATTATATTATGGATATTTTAGCTATTTAGTTGCGGGTGAAGGGCGTGTAGGCAAGGGCGGGTCCGGTGTTTCTGTTGGCATTGAAAATTCTTCGCCCCTCATAATGCGCGGTCGCGGGGCCGTACTCTTCATATCCTGGAGGCGGAGCCTCAGTTTCCGAGTATGTATATACTTCGACCCGTCCAGTTAATATATCTCCTTTGCTATTCTTGTATTTAATAGTCTTCTGCGCCCAAGGATGCCTGCCAGTTTTCAAGGCCTTTGCGGCATTCGCTTTGTTTCTGTGGACTGTCACTGTCATATTTCTGTTCGTCTTCGCCTCCCTCGCCGCCCGCTCCTTCGCCTTCCTCGCCGCCAGCCTACGCCTCGGCATCTGATAGCCTGAGATGTTTTCCGTTACTACCTTTCCTTTGCTATTCTTGTATTGAAAAGTGTTGAAGGTCGGAGGATACAAACCATTTGTCAAGGACTTCCAGGCCGTCATTCTTGTACTGAAGACTGTTTTGTTGTTGTTCGGCATTTAATAATTAACAAAGAAAATAATATAAAACGCAATGAAATATTATGGATAATTTAGAAAGGAAAACAGCCATTCGTTTTCCTGACCCTCCTGACCTTCCTGGGTATCCTGTCAACTATTGTTATATCTCTTGATGAATTGCCAGTACCGCTGTAAAAGGGGCTAGGCTCGTCAGACCCGTCGGGGTTAATGCGTATTATGTTAATTTCGCACGCCCATGTAGTTGCTTCAACAACCTCTGTATCATTTCTGCAGACGAGAAGTTCCCCGCATTCGTGGTTATCAATGAACTCAACAGTACACCCCTTAACCCCAAACGTCTTTAACATGGGTAGAGCCTTATACTTAATCTTAAAGTCGTAGAATTGGCTTAAATTTTCAATGTATATCCTGTGTTTAAGTCCTATACGGCGACAAAGATTCAGGCCACTGATTCCCGACTTTTTCACCCGGTGAGTTATATCCTTTGGTGGCGCTGGTTCCGGGTCGGGCTCATGGATAGGTTCAGGTTCCTGTTCGGGTTCAGGCGACTGCACGGGTTCAGGCGACTGCACGGTTTTGCGTATATTCCATACTCGAAGTATCGCGGCAACTGTAATTGCCAGTAACACATTTCTCGTCATACTATAATATATATATAGTATAAATGGTCAACAAAAACGGAATCACTCTCCTCGCCGCCGCGATATTTTTCACTGTCGCCAACCCCGCTACATATCAGCTCACCAGGAAGCTCCTCGGTGACTGGGTCGCGTCCGCTGCTGGATGTCCCACGTTCCACGGTTTCCTCCTGCACGTCCTCGTCTATGCGATCATCACCCGCGCTACAATGGGTTATTAGAGACTTAGACCGCATACACAATAAGTATGTTTACACCCGATAAATATTCACCAACAACCATCCCTGCACTTCCTGGTTATCAGCACATATGGATTTCAATGAATCCCCATACGAGACGGATAACCACGAGGCGTACACCAATTATTGCGTGGAAAATTACCCCTGCTATAAAAGGTAGGGAAGCACAGACCAGTATGACACCCGTGTCCATGTTTAACTATGAGGGTCTTCCAAGTATTTCGGATTTTGAGAGGTACGGTGTTCAGGACCCAGAGGGCAATGTGACTGCAAGGGGTGCTTACTTCCCACTGGGTCGTGATTTTGCATACACGGCAGAAACTAGTTTGTCACAGTATATTTCACAATTTGATTAATATATGTATATAGTATATAAACTAAATGATGCAGATATCACCGGAAGCAAAGAAAGCTATGATGAATATGGCAATGCAGGCCGCCAAGGCGGCGGCGACCGCGGCAGCCGCGGCAGCCGCGGCGAAGATGGGCGCCGCGATAGCCAATAAATCACCCGTGGCCACCGTGGGCCTCCCCGCCGCCCCGCCGGTACAGACAGCGGCGATCGGTGGTTACATCCGCGGTACAAAGGCGATGCTCCACAAGGGTGAGCGCGTCATCGGTGTGGCCTGTGCCACGGCGATGAAGGGTGGGTTGAAGCGCAAGCCGTATAAGACAGTGCGCGTTCGCAAGGGCACAAAGGCCAGGAAGGTCCCCGCGAGTGGTATAATTCGCGATACAGGTCTGTATAATGTCCGCCCCGGACAGTATGTTATTCCTAAATAAAATCATGTTACATAGTATGTCGTCGCCCCCATCCCCACCCAGAAAACCCCGCAGACGCGGCCGCCCTACCACTAACAGAACCCACATTGTCCGTCTTAATAACAACGATATGAACAAAAATGGTGGTATGAATAAAGAATCCCGTGATTTATTAGCTGGACACAAGAACGCAATCAAACAAATTGATTTCCCGAAGAGTGCATATACCAAAAGTGGAATGATCAGGAAATTAGTCGAGAACCAATTGTGGAATATATTCAATAGGAATACACTGCAGTTAACATATTCATTTAAGATATAAAGATAAATCTTGCATAAATATTATGGATACCGAGGATAAATGGTACCACAAATATTTTCCAGAATATTATAAAATTTATAAAGCTGAGGCAGAAGTGAAGAATGTAATTTTTGTCAAAATAGATAAGTTACTCCATGGTATTGTTCGTGGTACGAATGTGGTCTCACTTGGCCACCTAACCAAGAAATCGCGAGTCAATGTGCGGGGTAGCAATGATATGGCGGGGGTTGTGTCTTTTGACCACGGGGATGGGGGCGGTCACTGGTTTGCCATATATTACAAGGCAGCCACCGATACACTGTGGGCATATGAGTCGTCTCAGCAAGTACAGCGGGAAACACGCCGGTCCGTCAAAGTTTCATCCGATTTCACCGAACTCATGAAAGATACCATTCGTGCCATTTTTGGAGACCTATATGATATCAGCATTGTGGGATCAAGCAGTATCATATACCCAGAAGATGCGGTGAAGTTTGCAAAGTGTCGTCCGGGGGAGGAGTGCCGGCAACCGTATAGATTTGGTTACCAGTTATTGGTTGATTCCCTGGTCAAACGTGATGAGGAACCCACGCCCGATCAGACAAGAAAGATTCTATCATATGCGTGGCAGCACCAGTTCTGTTATGTGGAAGCATTGATGTTCCTTGATGAATATATTCACAAGCGCCCCCATCATGCATGCATATGCACACGTTCGGCACTGATGCGGGTAAAGGCGTTTGTCAAGACACTTGACTTAAAATTGAAGTCCACTGTGTATGAGCAATTTATGAGGATAATGAACCCCGAAACTGGCCGGGTAAATTGCGTATGAAGTCGGGCAGTTCCATGATGGCTGCAACTATAAGACCTTTAATCGTTAATGAGAGGGCATTCTGTATCATCACGGCATGCTCACAAACCGTATTGACATGGGCGTTCAAGCTCCATATGGGATACCACCAGGTTCCTGCCCCCAGACAGTATTTATAGTACAAACTACTACACAAGATAAAAGCAATGTGACTGCATATAAGGATTCCCAGGTTTTTGAGAAACATCTTATGTATTAGAGGAGTAGAATCTTTATAACACAAGAATAATGGATGCCGTACCTGGCATTGTAGACGTATTTGATATCACGGGTATCCATAATGATATCCTTTCGTGGGATGATATCATGAAGGCCATGAGGGCCGCGGGCGCGACTCTGGCTGTACCGTATCCTACCTCTGAAGTTCCCGGAAATAGCATGTCAAGACACGCCGTGCGTGATGAACTGGAAGCATTGGTGAAATATGGTGCCGTGATTAATTGTAGGTGTAATGGGTGGTCGGGCTTAAGACTTAGGGAGCCTGTAGAGACTAAGGATAACACAATGCACGCCTCTGTCATTGCCATTGCTAGGGATGTGTTTGCGAAGTTGGGCCCTGGGTACAGTGAGAGTATCTACCACAAGGCCATGTGTGTGGGTCTGCAGCGCCGCGGTCTTCCCTATGAGACGGAGCGCATCGTTGTCGTGAAGTATGATGGTACTGCGATTGGCAATTTACGCATTGACTTGGTTATTGACAATGAGTATATTGCGGAGTTGAAGTCCATTTCTGGGGGCATCAAGGACAGGGAGAAGGGTCAGTTGGCGCGCTACATGGACCTGACGGGCATCAGAAAGGGGTCGGTCATCAACTTCCCGCCCATCAAGGATACTATTGAGGTCTATGACCCTTCATCATCAGTCACTATTCTGTAACTCATCCAGTATATAAGCAATTGGCATCACCCTCATAACCCATTTGGAATGTGCAATAGCATCATTATAGTACTCCTTGGCACTATCTCCGTCCAGTCTCGCTTCTAAAGCAGCTCTTGCGTTTTTTAGATGCGACAATGCGTCATTTACACAGAAATCATGATATACATTCCCGTTTTTTGAACTTTCTATATCACTACTGAATTCGTCCATATGTATTTTAGTTGTTTGTTTCTTTAATTGCTGAACCTTACACCAGCCATACCATCCTGGACACGAAGTACGTTATAGTTAACGGCGTATATGGAGATGGGGTTTGTTGATCTGTTAGATCCGAGGGTTATACCGTCGAGGTGCATCTTCGCTGAATCCAGACGACTGAAGTTGCAGGTACCATTGGGGTTTATGCCCGAAATGTTCCTACCAAAACTGTACATGTAGAAACGAGTGTAGAACGGGCAGCCGACTGTGTTATCGAAGTTGATGAGTCCGTTGGTGGTGTGGTAGTACCCCTGCACAGTGTGGAAATAGTTCGGTGTCATCTTCTCTATCTTGGGTGAGCCATTGAGGTATATATCAGCGCTGGTGAACTTGAAAAAATCGTTCGCCGGGTTCGCGTTCTTTGCCTCGAACCCGAAGAATATACTCTTCACGGGGTGGTTGAAATAGGACAGGTCATAGTTGCTAACCGCGCCAGACGACGAATCAATTGTGATCTTCTGTGTCTGGGTGATTACAATGTCATGTGCCATGGTACTGAACTTGTTGCGCTCGTCTGTGTCGAGGAATATGTAGTTGCCATAACACTTTGTGATGACACTCGATGAAATGCTAGCACCCCACTTGATTCTAATCTCGGCCTTGTGGTACTGCATGGCAATCAGAGGCAGAAACATATCGTTGTCACAGAAGAAGAAGTGCAGTGGGAAGAAGTTCTTGTCGGACTGGGAAACCTTGTTATTGACCGCGTCAGACTTGGCCTTGGTCTCCGCCATGTAGATTGTCCATATATCGGAGCAGAACTCGTAGGTCTGTGTATCGACCAACTTTCCACCTATGTACAACTCAAATACTGTACCCGGGAGGTAATCGATGAGGTTTGTACCCTCGATCCACATATAATTGATGAGGTCTCCCAGTTTATCGATCTCGATGACGGACATACCACCCACCACCTTCTGACCCTTTATCTCAAGGAGCTTGGCGGCCTGTGTGAAGTTCGTGTGGCGCTTGAATGTGGACTTGAAAAACGAGTCACCCTGTTCATTTGTTATGTAGACATCCTGAACACCCTGTGCGACTAACTGTATTAAAGACCCTGACATCTTATAATACTTGGATAAATTTAATATCACTAGAAACCTTGGTAAAAATTTGAATATACATTATAGTTCCTTCTGCATATTTACAATATTCTGGAATATTTATATAATATTCATAATCATCACTCACAATACAATCTGTAGTATATTTCCTCTGATTAGTAGAATAACATGAAAATTTTGAACCTATGATAGAATGGTTGTCGAGACACTCGATGAAAAACGGATTGAATCTATCGACAACCTGTTCTGAACAATAATCATCAAAAAATATACAATCAAAATTTCCACATGTGCATAGGACATCCTGCCATCTACCCTTGACTAAATTTATGTTAATATTTGTGTGACGTTTTTTGAATTCTTCAATTTTTTCCCACACCACAGGAGAACATTCTATAACAGTATAATCTGTAACATCAGGGAAAGAACAAATTCTATCCGCTGAGAAACCCAATCCGTATCCAATTTCAAGGACTGATCCATATGGATTAAGTTTGTCAATACACGCTTCCATGTAAGGTTTTTCCCATGCCATCATGACCTGGTGAAAACCTGTTTCGTCGGTAAGAAGTGTATCATTTTCTGAATAAACGAGTTTCATTATTATATCTAAGGAGGAGCAAAATATGACGGAATATACACAACCTGTGCGTCTGCCCCACCGAAAGCCTCCATGTTGACAGTCATGGGGAAAAAGGCAAAATTGGTGGCAGCGACGGGCATACCGTTTCTGTCACCTGTGCCGGATGGTAGATACCTGGTGCTTGAAATGCGATAGTTGCCACTGGACGCCGCTGACATACTCCTATCATATTGAGATGGAGTAACGTTGTTAGCAAGAGTGCTGGCGCCAGCACCTGCGAGTGCATTGAACGTAACTTCATTTGTAGTACGGTTGACGTGTAATAAAGACCCCGTGACACCGGAACGAATGGGTTTGATGTAGCACGACGATGCCTGCCCCGTATTGAGGGCCGCTCCTGATGCGTTCAACACGATGGTGTTGGCATGCTGATTCGCCTGTCCAGCCTGTTCACCGATTGCAATTGCGTTGGTGCCCTGTGAGCTATTGCCTGCCCTCGAGCCTATGGCGATGGCATCTACGCCCTGGGTGGTAGCACCCGCGGTATTTCCTATGGCGATGCCATTTGATTTCTGACTGTTTGAACCAGCACCGGATCCGATGGCCACTCTGTTAGCGTTGGTACCAAATCCCGAATAATTTTGCGATGTTCCTATGACAACATTGGATTCAGTTATCATTTTACCCTTTACAGTAAACGCCGTATCGACGTTTGAGAACTGTACGACCTGTGTAGAGACGTTTCCCGATGTTACGACCTGTTCCAGTGTGGGTGTACTGCCACCGGCCTCAAACTTCGTGCCGTCTACGTACAGATCACGTGGTGTTGACGCACCCACAAGAACAATACCAGTCGTTCCCGCAGCACTGGCATCTGGGGTTGTCTGGTACTGGACATTTGCTAGTTTGTAATTATTGCCGGCACTTGCCATATTAATACTTACAGAGAAATTTTAATTGTCGCGCCGTCACGCCAGAGCTGGCCGGCAACACCCGGATCCGATGTGGGGAGGTTGGGCATCATAACGATGGTACTCGGTGTGCACACGAAGTTGTCTCTGACCGTCGTCATGGTAAGCGGTGCCGAAGGTAACTCCTCCATGTCAAAACGAATATTGTAAAGGTTAAGTCTGACACCCGAACTGTAATTCGTTGCGTTGTCACACCAGACTGTAAGCTTGACGGTGTTTGTTATCTCGTCAATGGTCTGCACGGTCCCACCTGTATTCCATTTGGACCCGTCGTGTGTCAGTGCACCGAAGTTAGTGTCTGTGTCAAACTCTACCGAACGGCTCGAGTTTGTTCCACTGTAGGTCTGGTTGTAGTACTGTGTTTTGCGGGCACTGCTGGCTGTCTCAGTGGTTATATAGGTAGGCATCTGGTGACTGTAGGAACCCGCCTCCAGTTTGTATTTCCACAGCAAATTGGTGGCCGACCCATAGTTCTGCATCCAACGCACACGATTGACACGCATACTATTGGGCAGAGTGAATGTATAGGTTACGACCGACTCCGCACCATCGGTTCCCTCCTGCTGAATTGCGGCCGAGGCGGGGTATAACAGGTTGCTAGCGAGCGTCCCATCGTCAATCTGCGTCTGTGTAAGGGCGTCGTTCACATTGTCGATGTTAAGAACTTCGCCAATGGTCTGCCCACTGCTGACTGCGATCGAAATATCAATGCCACCCTTGATTGTGTCCCATGTAGCGGCAGACGTAGGGAGCGTGTTGCTATACGAAACAGGGGGCACTTCTGGCTGGTCGAAGTCCGAACTGCTGTCGGGGAAGACGTCGGACACACCGAGGCTGTTGTCACCCGTAAGGTGTCTAAGATACCACTTCCAGTCACGCAAGTTCATGGCATCGCTGAGGGGCGTATCGTTGGGTACACCCTTCCACACCTTGGCACCCGCCTCGTCACCACCAGCCGCGACAATGGAGTCGGGAACCTTATCCTTCTTTCTGATTTTGGTTCTCATACCACTATCGTCCGCGCTAACCTTCAGGTTATCGCCAAGCCAGAGCGAGTTTTCACTGAGGAACAGATGTCTAATCTTGTACTCCGCCGAACCAATATCGTAGGCCGCATTGGCGTCAGGGATGATGTCCGTGCTCAGTGCACCGGAGAATGTACCCGTCGCACCCTGGGAACCAGTGGGGCCAACCGCACCAGTGGGACCGGCAGAACCTGTGGGACCGGCAGAACCAGTGGAGCCCTGAGCACCTGTGGGACCGGCAACACCTGCAGGGCCAACCGCGCCAGCAGAACCATCGGCACCAGCAGAACCTGTAGGGCCAGCAGAACCGGTAGAACCGGTGGGACCCGCCGCACCCGCTGCACCAGTAGATCCGATGGGGCCAGCAGCACCCGCCGCACCCTGGGCACCCTGAGGGCCAGTTGGGCCAGCAGCACCATCAGTGCCATCAGTGCCGGCGACACCCGCAGCACCCGCAGCACCAGTAGAGCCGATAGGGCCAGCAGCACCCGCAGCACCCTGGGCACCCTCCGGGCCAGTGGGGCCAGCAGCACCATCGGTACCATCGGTACCAGCGACACCCGCAGCACCCTGGGCACCCTGGGGGCCAGCATCACCAGCAACACCCTGTGCACCAGCAACACCCTGTGCACCAGCATCACCATGGGCACCAGCATCACCCTGGGCACCCTGGATACCGGCGGGGCCAGCAACGCCCTGGGCACCAGTGTCACCGCGGTCACCTGTGCGAGCGAATGTACACACAACCTCAGAGGCATCGGCGAACGGTGCCGCACCCGACGAGCTTACCGGGGCAATTGTAATGTCAAAGAAACCAGCGTTCTCGACGAGGCTCGCAATTGTGAACAGGGCATACTTGGATGTATCATTCTTAGCGGTCACCTTAACGTGGCCCTTGAGTGTGGATGTGGAGTCATCGATGGTGCGCATATAGGACTGGATGTCACTGCTGTCCGCATCACTGTCATCAATGTAGATATGTGTAGCAGCAGAGACCGACGCATTGTCGAGGTTAATCTTACCGGCACCCGGGTCAGTGGACGTTGTAGCCACCGAGAATGCATACTTGAAAGCCGCGCCACCAAAGTTGCCGTTGGCACCGGCATCACCATGGGCACCGGCATCACCCTGGGCACCGGCATCACCCTGGGCACCGGCAGGACCAGTGGGACCGGCAGCGCCAGCATCGCCCTGTGCACCCACAATACCCTGTGTACCAGCAGCACCGGCAGAACCCTGAACACCCGCGGGGCCGACAGCACCCTGAGCACCCGCGGAGCCAGATGGGCCTATAGCACCGGCAGCACCGGAAGGGCCAGTAAGGCCAGCCGCACCAGCAGCACCAGAGGAACCCTCGGCACCAGCCGCACCAGCCGCGCCAGAGGAACCCTCGGCACCAGCCGCACCAGCCGCACCAGCAGCGCCAGTCGGGCCAGTAGGACCAGCCGCACCAGCAGCACCGGAGGGACCCTCGGCGCCAGCGGCACCATCAGTGCCAGCAGTGCCAGCGGGACCAGTAGGACCCCCGGCACCAGCGGCACCAGCAGCACCAGCCGTGCCAGCGGGGCCAGTGGGTCCGGTCGAGCCATCAGCGCCCGTGGGGCCAGCAGCACCCTCAGCACCGGCAGAACCGGCAGGGCCAGCAGCACCCTGTGGGCCTTCAGCACCAGGGGCACCGACGGGACCGGCAACACCTTGGACACCAGCGGCACCCTGCGTACCGGCAGGGCCAGCAACACCAGCGGCACCGGCGGCACCAATAGCACCAATAGCACCAGTGTCACCACGGTCACCTGTACGGGCGAATGTACACACGATGGCCGCCGCGTCCGCAAACGGTGCCGCGCCGGACGAGCTCACTGGGACAACTGTTATGTCGAAGAACCCGTCGTTCTCGGTGAGGCTCGCAATTGTGAACAAGGCGAATTTCGATGTGTCACCACCGACGGTCATCTTC